TGGCGATCAGGGTGGCGTGCCGACGGTGGCGTGTGCGCGAGGTGGACTGCGACCCCTACCGGTGGCAGCGGACCATGCAGGCGCTCGAGGATGAGGGCTGGCCGATCGTGGAGTGGAACACGGGCAGCCCGGCGCGGATGGTGCCGGCGTGCGCCAAGTTCTACGACGCCGTGATGGAGCAGCGGGTGACCCATGACGGTGACCCGCGCCTCGCCCGTCACGTGGATCACTGCGTGTTGAAGGTCGACGCCAAGGGCCCTCGGATCGTGAAGGAGCACCGGATGTCGCCCCGCAAGATCGACCTTGCAGTGTGCGCGGTGATCGCCCATGACCGGGCCGTGTTCAACCCGGAGCCCGAATCGGCGCCCCTCGTGATGATGATCGGAGCGTCCACATGACCGCTGTAACCCTTGGTGACCGTGTCGCTGCCCGCCGTGTGAGCGTGGACCCGCTGCGGCTGCTGCTGTCGTTCCTGGCCGCCCTGCCGTTCGTGGTGGGGTTCGTGGTGGGGGCGGTGTGGTCGGCGGTGCTGTGGGTGTGCGCGGCGGTCGCTGTGGGGTTCGATGCCGGTCGCGGGCGTCCCGGTGACCGGTCCTGATGCTGTCTGACAGGGTCGCTGCGCGTCGTGGCGCCGAGGTGGAACGGGCCGAGTCGACCACCTGGCGTGAGTCGCTGTCCCGCGTGGCTGTTGGTCGCGGGTTCGCCGGCGTGAACGTGACCGTCGACCGTGCCCTCGGGGTGACCGCCTGGTACTCCGGGGTCCGCTACCTGACCGATTCGGTGGCCGGCCTCCCGGTCCACACGTACCGCGACTCGATGGGCACCCGCACCCGCCGCGCCGACCCCCTGTGGCTGACCGCCCCTGACGACGGTGTCCCCCGGTTCTCCCTCATCGAGCACTGGATGATGTCGCTGCTGCACCGTGGGAACGCCTACGGGTTCAAGCGGCGCGACGGCATGGGCCGGGTGGTGGGGTTGCGCCCGATTCACCCCGACCGGGTCAAGGTCGGCCGATCCGACGACGGCACCAAGGTGTTCAAGATCGACAACGGGGCGTTCACGTCCCGTGAGATCCTCCACATTCCCGGCCTGTCATACGACGGTGTGTCGGGCCTCGACCCGCTGAGCATCCACCGGGACGCCCTCGGGGTCGCCGCCGCGGCGGACGAGTACGCAGGGCGGGCGTTCGGTGCGGGTGACCACCTGCGGGCCTACATCGCCATCCCGCAGACGCTCAACGAGGAACAGGCCAACGAGATCAAGGGCCAGTGGGAACGGTTTCACAAGGGGATGCAGAACGCCCACGAGCTCGGTGTGCTGGGCAACGGCGCCGAGTACCGCACCGTCGGCCTTGACCCTGAGCAGACGCAGATGTTGGAGACCCGCCAGTTCGAGGTGTCCGAGGTGTCACGGATGCTGAGGGTCCCGCCGCACAAGCTCTACGACCTCTCCCGCGCGACGTTCTCGAACATCGAGCACCAGTCGATCGAAGCGGTGGTCGACTCCATCCAGCCATGGGTGGTCCGCATCGAGGCGTTCGTCAACGACGACCCCGACCTGCTGCCGGGCCGCGGCCAGTTCATCGAGTTCAGCCTCGAAGGTCTGCTGCGAGGCGACACCGCCACCCGTTACGAGGCGTACTCCAAGGCCGTTGGCCGCCCGTGGATGCAGGGCAACGAGGCCCGCCGGCTGGAGAACCTGCCGCCGCTGCCCGAGTTGGACGCCGTCGCCGAGCAGGGCAACGCCCCCGCCGCACAGTTCGAGGCACCCCAGGAGGTGGCCGTATGAAGTTCACCATCGAACGGTCGGTGCCTCTCGCCGACCTCGAAGTCAAAGGGCGCACCGTCACCGCGTACGCGGCGGCATTCGACTCCCCGGCGTCGGTCTACGACCCCAACTTCAACCCGGCCCGCCACCTCGAATCCGTGGCCCGCTCCGCGTTCACCCGCGCGCTCAACAGCGGCGCAGGGTCCAAGGCGAAGGTGCTGTTCAACCACGGCAAGACGATCGACGGCACCCCGTCCGAGCGGTACTCCATGCCGATCGCGACCCCGCAGGAGGTGCGCGCCGACGGCCGCGGCCTACTCACCGTGTCCCGCTACGCCAACACCCCCCTCGCCGACGAGGTGCTCGAACTCATCCGCAACGAGTCGATCACCGGCCAGTCGTTCCGTGGCGCCGTGTACCAGTACGCCGAGCGCGGCGGCATCGTGGAGTTGACCGAGTGCGGGCTGCGCGAATACGGGCCCTGCCCGTTCCCCGCGTACGTCGACGCCGAGATCGTGAGCATCCGTTCCGCTTCCGACCTGATGGAAGCGGTCACCGACCTCACCCCCGAGCAGCGGGCCGAGTTGGTCCGTCTGCTGTCCAGCAACACCAGCAACAACCCTGACACTCCGATCGAGGGACCCGCCTCCACGCCCGCCAACGGCACCGTGGACGGCACTCCCGTCGAGGACTCGTCGACCGTCGACCCCGCCCGGGGCGACATCGACCTGCTGGCGCTCGCCAATGAACGGCGCCGGCTCGACTCCTAGGAGCCATGTAATGCCCGATACCACCGACGCGCCCGAAGTGGCGCGCGCTCAGACCCCGACCGAACTGCGCGACGAGCGGGGCCGTCTCCTCGCCCGTATCGACGACATCCTCGACACCGCCCGTTCGGAGCACGACGCCGGCACCCGGCCCAGCCTCGAACTGACCGACGCCGAGCGCGCCGAGCACGACGACCTCGTCTCGCAGGCCGCCAACCTCGGCGAGGACATCTCCCGCGCCGAGGGCCAGGTCGGAGACGCCCTGCGCTTCGACGCCCACCGCGCCCGCATCGAGCCGCCCGTCGCGAACCCCGTGGTGAGCATCGGCAACGAGCCCACCACCTACAACCCCGGCAGCGAGCACAGCTTTTTCGGCGACGCCTACCGGTCGAAGTTCAAGGGTGACGACCGGGCCGCCCAGCGCCTCCAGCGTCACGGCGTCGAGGTCGAGCGCAACGAGGGCTTCGAGGTGTCCCGCGACACCGCCACGTCGGCCTACGGCGCCCTCGTGGTCCCGCAGTACCTCACCGACATGTTCGCCCCGCTCGCCCGCGCCGGCCGGCCGTTCGCGAACATCTGCATGAGCCTCCCGCTGGGTGACGAGGGCATGACCCTCAACATCCCGCGTGGCACCACCGGCACCGCCGCCGCCGCGCAGGCCACGGAGAACAGCCCGGTGCAGGAGACCGACTTCGACGAGACCACCCTCGCCGTCAGCGTCCGCACCTACGCCGGCCAGCAGGACGTGTCCCGCCAGTCGCTCGAGCGTGGCCGCGGTATCGACTCCATCATCTACGCCGACCTCGCCGCCGACTACGCGACGAAGCTCGACGCTGCGATCCTGATGAGTGACGGCACCTCGGGCACCCACCTCGGCATCACCAACGTGGTCGGCATCGACGCCGTGACCTACACGGACAACGATCCCACCGTCGCCGAGTTCTGGCCGAAGCTGCACGACGCCATCCAGGGCGTCAACTCGGCCCGGTACCTGCCCCCCACGGTGATCGTCATGCACCCGCGGCGGTGGGGCTGGATTCAGTCCGGGCTGTCGTCCTTGTTCCCGATCGCGGCCATCCAGGGCGCCCCGGTGAACAGCATCGCCGTGAAGCAGGCCGAGGCGTACGGCCAGGTCGTCGGCACCCTCGCCGGCCTGCCCGTGGTGACCGATGCCAACATCGCCACCAACCAGGGCGCCGGCACCGAGGACTCGGTCATCGTGGCCCGCGCCGAGGACCTGCTCCTGTGGGAGCAGGGCGACGGTTCGCCCCGAGAGCTCCGCTTCGAGGAGACCGCCGGCGGCTCCCTGACCACGAAGTTGGTCGTCTACGGCTACTCGGCGTTCGCCGCAGGCCGCTACCCGTCGGCCGTGTCCGAGATCACCGGAACAGGGCTCATCGCCCCAACGTTCTGACCCCTGATGGCGCCGACGTTCTAGTCGGCACAGCTTGACCCAGGGGCGGCGCGGTCTACGGGCCGCGCCGCCCCTGCCCCTCGGCACCACCCTCACGATCTGAAGGAGAAGCGCGCATGGCCCCCAAGACTGGCCCCAGGTTCAATCAGGAGTTCCTCCGCAACGGTTCCCCCACGGGGACGTTCGTGGAGAACATCCCTCGCTGGGCGATCACCACCGACACCGCCGGTCCCGCCACCGGCGTCATGACATCCGTCGCCATGCCGCTCCAGGCCGGCGACATCGTCACGTCCATCACGTTCAAGTCGGGCGCCACCGCTGCGGACACCCCGCTCAACTGGTGGTTCGCTCTGTACTCGACGGCGTCGACCCCGGCGC